TTGCTCTTACCTTATCTTTTAAAGTTTCTAAATCAGACAAAGATTTTTCCATTTGTTTTTGTAAAAATTGTATGTTGACTTTGTTGTGCATCATATCCTCGATCCGCGTTTCAATCTTCTCTACGGTTTTATAAAGGTCCTCCAACAACATCAGCTGTTCCTGGTCCACGGGTAACTGCTCACTTTTTTTGAGTAAATCTGCCTGGAATAGTTCTCTTGATGTCTCTAGTGATACTAACCTGGCAGTTAGTTCTGTGTATGCGAACACAGCAATAGCCACAGCAGCAATGATTCCTGCTATCGTCCTAAGATCTGTGCTTACTCTTGTTCCTTCATTTAACTTCATTGTCCCTCAAATACCGGTCTATCCGGGTTTTCTTTTTTCCAACCATCTTTTAGCACAGTCCAATAACTAATACTAGCATCTGGTCTTTCATCAAAACTAGCAGTAGACATAACACCAACTTTCATACACATATTAATTAATTCAGCAAATTCTGGTGGTGGAGGGTTGATTCTAGGGACTCTTTTACACTCTTTAATAACTTCTAATTGTGTTTTAATTTTCATTTGCTTTTCTTGTTCAGCAATAAACTCGTCGGTGCATGCTGTGCCTAAATATTTTCTCCATGTAAGCGTCACTCGTCTATCATCTTCAGTGTTTTCATAATTATTACTAGGACTATAATGATTGTAATTATATTGATCTTCTCTTTGTTCAA